GTTGTCGGCGGCGGAAAAGATACCGGCGGCGCCGGGACCGTCGGCACCACCGGCAAGCCCGAGCGCGTCGGCGGCCGATTCTGGAGGTTTGAGCGATGCCGAGCGAAAACGGATTCGCCGAAACATTCGAGCCCACCACCGAATCAATCGGCTCGCTGGCTGATTTCGTCGTCCAGGAAATCGCGACCGTCGCCGGCCAGGCCGAGCGCGAGCGCGATCTATTGCTCGGGCGCAAGCTGGCCGAGCTAAAGCAACGCGAGGCCGAGCACGAGCTCCGCCTGAGCAAGCTTGAGCAAGACATTATCAACCGCCTCGCGACCGTGCGCGACGGCGAGAAAGGGGAACGCGGTGAAAAAGGCGAAAAAGGCGAGCAAGGCGACAAAGGCGAGGCGATCAAAGGCGAAAAAGGCGATCCGGGCGCGCCTGGCGAAAAGGGCGAAAGTATCCAGGGCGAAAAAGGCGAGCCCGGCGAAGCCGGCCGCGACGGAAGCGACGGAAGCAACGGAAACGACGGCGCCGTCGGACCCGCCGGCGCTCGCGGACTAGATGGCCGCTCGTTCACGATCCGCGATACCTACGACCCGACCGAAAACTACCTTGAGCTCGACGTCGTCACGCTCAACGCAACCTGGTTCATCGCCCGCAAGGACGCGCCCGGTCCTTGTCCTGGTCCCGATTGGAAGGCGGGGCCGAGCGGGCGGCGCGGCGAAAAAGGCGAACGCGGCGAGCGCGGCCAGCGCGGGGAGCCTGGCGCGAGCGTCCGCATTGTCGAGTGGGATATCCGCGCCAAAACTTACGAGGCGTTTCCGCTCATGAGCGACGGCACGCTCGGGCCGCCGATCCCGTTGCGCGCGCTTTTCGAGCAATACCAGGCCGAGGCGCGCTAGATGCAATCGACCATCGTCGTTACGACGCCGGCGACGTCGATCGACCTGATTGAGCTCGACGAGCTCAAGCGCGCGCTTAACATTACGGCGACCACAAGCGACGCAATGCTCGCCGACCTGATTACGCGGGTATCGGCGCAAATTGCCGCCTATTGCAATAACCGGGTATTCGGTTACGAGACGGTCGTCGAAACCTTTACCGAATTATCGGTCGACGACAAAAACCGGCTATTCCTGGCGCGCTATCCGATCCCGCAAGACGACACCGGGATCACCGCGATCACCATTAACGGCGCCGCGCAAACCTATCCCGACGGCCTCTTGCTCGACTCGCTATGGGGCAAGCTGACGTTGCCGAGCGGGGTCTATGTCGAGCAAACGATTATCGAATATTCCGGCGGCTATCACTTGCCCTACGAGGCGCCGCCGGCCTTGAAGCAAGCCGCGGTTATGCTCATGCGCGAGGCGTATTACGCGAGCGTGCGCGGCGACGCGACCGTCCGCATGATCGGTCACAAGGAATCGAGAATAATTTATTTCGATCCGAATTTGCTCGCCCGATCGAGCGGCGGCTCGGCCGGCGGTACGCCGGCGCAACGCGCCGCGCATGATCTCTTGACGCATTTCACGCGCTACGAAGCTTGAGCCGTGCCGGAAAAATCGACGTTTAATATCACGATCGAGCCCTCGCTCGACAAGGTCAAACAATTCTTGACCGACGCGCTTACCGCCGACCTCGAAAAATTGCATCCCGACGAGGTCGTCGTCCTCAAGGGTACGCGCAAATCCTGGAAGAAACGATACAAGGATACCGACCTCGTCAAGATCGTGACCGCCAACGACGGCCGCGTTTGCAAATACTGTCAGGACATGGTCGCGCATAATCCGTATTCCTACGGCGACGCCAAGAAACAATTGCCGCACCATCCTGGTTGCCGTTGCCAAATCCGATCGTTGCGCGCGACCGATCCGGCGTACCTGGCGCAACCGACGTTCGAAAAGTTTAGCAAGTATATGCTTTATTCCGTGCGAAACGCGGTAAGGGCGCGGCGGGCAATCAAGCAAAAAGGCAAAAAGGTCCCGCAACGCGGCGCCTCGATTACCAAGCTTCGCAAAAAGGGTAAGCGATTTGTCGCGCCGAGCGGCTATCGCGCGATCAAGGTTTACAAGCGGCAAAAAGGCAAAGGGTAAACGATGCCGGTCGACTTTTCCGCGCAAGTCTATTTGCCTTGCTTCGACACGTTTGCGCGCGCGATCCTGGTTACGCCGCTTGTCGGCACGGCCTACCAGGCGCGCGGCATATTCGATACCGTCTCGATCGACGTCGTCGCGATCGACGGCTCGATCATTTCCGAGCAACGCACCATCCTCGACGTCCGCGACAACGAATTTGGCGCGGTGCCAATACAAGGCGACCTGGTCGCGATCCCGGCCGACGGCACCTTGCCCGACGCCGGCGCCTGGGAAGTGATCGACACAAGCCGCAACGGCGGCGGCGAAACGACGCTCACGCTCCGCAAGCTCATGACCAAGACGCCGCTTAAATTGGTCAAGGCTAGTCCATGACGCAAACGCCGGCGTTGATCGTGCGCGACGCGATTTACGATCGCGTCAAGGCGATGGCATTCTTTGACGGCTTTACCTTTGCCAAAAACAAAATGCTCCGCATTCAAACGCAAGACTTGCCCTATTGCGGAGTCTATTTGATTAACGAGCTCCTCGTCCCCGAGGGTGACAGCAACGCCGGCGATATCCGCTTGCGCGATAGCGCGCGCTACGGCTTTTCGGTGATCGTGCTCGACAACGAAAACGAGGGCGGCGAGGAAACGCTCGACCAGGCTTTCGCCGAGATCACCAACGGCTTGCTTTGCGACACGACGCTCACCGGATTCAATCACAAGCTCTTGCAGGGGATCACGCGCGGCGAACGCACGCACCTATACGGCTCGGTCGCGCTCGACAACGAGACGCCGATCCTCGAATTGCAATTCGACATGACCGCCGACCTCGGCACCGCGATATTCAAGCCGACCATTACCGACGAGTTTATCACGCTGCATATCGACGCGCGGCCGATCCAGAATCCCGACGCGCCGATCGTCGAAATGGAATGGAATATGCAAACGGGCGAGATCAATACAACCAAGCGAGGACACAATGGCAAAAATAAAAGTAACACCAAACCGCGACGACGTTCCGCCGCACCCGATTGACGGCAAATTGCCGGCCGAGGGCGGCGAGTGGACCGCCGATCAATATACGTTCCGGTTGATCCGCGACGGCGACATTACCGAGGTGCCGCCGGAAGGAAGCGGCGACCCGCAACGGAAAGCGCCGCCGCCGGCCGATCACGGTGGCGACGATAAACGGAAAAAGTAATGAGCCACCCGGCCCGCGAAAGCGGGCCGTTTCATTTCTAACCAGGGAGTCGACCTATGCCGATCTCGTTTAATTCCATACCGTCGGGGTGGAAGCTTCCGCTCGTTTACATTGAAGTGGACCCGAGCCAAGCCGGCACGCCGACAAGCCAAAAATATGCGTTGCTTGTCGACTACAAGCTCGCCGCCGGCGTTGCGCCGGTCGACGTCCCGATCGCGTGCGGCTCGGTCGCCGACGCGATCAATCTCGCCGGCCAGGGCTCGCCGCTGGCGCGCATGTACCAGGAATTTTTCTTGCTCAACAAGTCGACGCCCGTTTTGCTCTTGCCGATCGCGCAAGCCGCGGCCGGCGTCGCGGCAACCGGCACCATTACGGTCGCGACACCGGCGACGCAAGCCGGCGAGCTCGCGCTTTATATCGCCGGCCAAAAGGTATCGGTCGGCGTCGCAACGACCGACGTTATTGCGACGATCGGGACCAACATCGCGGCGGCCATTACGGCGATGCCCGATTTGCCGGTCACCGCGGCGGCCGCGGGTGCGGTCGTCACGCTCACCGCCAAATGGAAGGGGATCACCGGCAACGATATCGCGTTTGACTATAACGTGCTCGGCCCGAACGGCGGCGAAATGTTGCCGATCGGCCTCACCGTCACGCCGGCAACCGGCGCCAACCTGACCAGCGGCGTCGGCGTCCCGACCTGGACGACCGCGATCGCCAACCTCGGCGACGAGCCGTACGAATACGTCGGCCTCGGTTTCAACGATAGCGGCACGCTCATTGCCTGGGAAACCGAATACGGCTTTAGCGACTCCGGCCGTTGGGGTTGGTTGCGCGAGGTTTACGGCCATGTGATCTCGGCCAAGCGCGACACCTATGCCAACCTTTTCAGCTACGGCCCGACCAACAATAGCGGCGTCGTTTCGTTGCTGGCGATCGAGCCGGATTCGCCGTCGCCGATCTATGAATGGATCGGCGCCTATTGCGCGCGCGCGGCGGGGGCTCTTTCGATCGACCCGGCCCGCCCGTTGCAAACCTTGACGCTTGAGGGGATCACGCCGGCGCCGAAGCATTTGCGCTTTAATAAAACGCAATTGAACGCGCTCGCTAACGTCGGCCTGGCCGTGCAAATGGTCAACGCCGGCGAGATTGCCGCGCTCGCGCGTGAGCAAACGACCTACCAAAAGAACACGCTCGGCCAAGCCGACAATGCTTACGAGCTCATGACGACGCTCGCGACACTGGCCGAGCTTTTCCGCCGGATGCGGCAAAGCATCACCAATAAATATCCGCGCGTGAAACTTGCCGACAACGGGACTCGTTTTGGTCCCGGCCAGGCGATCGTTACTCCGAACATTCTCAAGGGCGAATTGATCTCGGAATATCGCCAATGCGAATACGACGGCCTGGTCGAAAACGGCTCCGCCTTTAAGGCGGCGTTGATCGTCGAGCGCGACGACGTCGATCCGAACAGAGTCAATGTTCTTTGGCCCGGCGACGTTATCAACCAACTCAGAATGTTTGCCGTGCTCGCGCAATTCCGCTTGCAATTCCCGCTCGCGCTTGCGGCCTAATTGAAAACCGAAAGGAGCTAGAGTCATGTCAAATAGATTCGCGGGCGTTGCCTATTGGAGCGTCGACGGCCGGCAACTCGCCGTGCGTGGCAATCTTGAGGTCATGCCGTCACGTTATGAGAGGACCGGAATCGCCGGCCAGGACGCGGTGCATGGATATTCGGAATTGCCGGTCGTCCCTTACGTCGCCGGCGACGTCTCGACGCTGGAAGGTACGAGCGTCGAGGATATCGACGCGATTACCGACGCGACGATCACGGTCGAGGCCGCCAACGGTACGGTTTACTATCTCCGCAACGCCTGGCGCGCCGAACGCTCAACCGTCAATACCCGCGACGGGCAATTCCATGTCCGCTTTGAGGGTATGCAATGCGACGAGGTCGCGGTCGCGGCATAAGGAAAAAACAACATGGCCGTCAACGTCACCGATATCAAGCAACGCGAGGCAACGGCGCCGCCGATACCCGAGCCCGAAACCGCCTCGCCATTGCCGGGCTATACTTGCGAGCTCACGCGCCCGATCGAGGCGCACGGTCAAACCGTGACAACGCTCGTGTTTCGCGAGCCGACCGCGCGCGATCTCTTGAGCATCGGCAACCCGGTTATCTTTGATCCGATCTCGGAGCCGCCGAAAATCATGCACGATGAAAAGCGCATGAACGCAATGTTATCGGCGCTTTCCGGCGTGCCGCCGTCCTCGATCGCCTCGCTCACGACGCGCGATTTTATAACGTGCGCCTGGGGCGTTACGCCTTTTTTCGTGCCGGTGCCGGGCAAGATTTGATCGGCGATTGCATCGGCCTAGCGCTCAATTTCCATTGTAGTCCGCTCGCTTTCGCCGATCTCCCCATGTCGCAAATACACGATCTCATTCGTGAGCTTATCGAGCTCAAGGACAAAAAATAATGGCGAACGAGCAAGACGAGGTCGTTAAGATCGTCGTCGAGGTCGTCGACAAGTTTACCAAGCCGCTTGAGGATATGCGGAAGCATTTGATCGCCGTCGGGGACAAGGCGCCCGACGGCGAGAAACTTACCAAACATTTCCACAATTTGAGGACGGTTTCGCAAAGCCTCGGGAGCGGCGTTAATCTCTTGCTCCCCGCGGTTCGCTCGCTCGGCTTTGGCTTTGCCGGCATCGCCGCCGCGGTGTTCGGCGTCGTCTCGGCCTTGCGCGGCTTTGCCGGCAACCTCGACACCTTGAGTCGCTTGAGCCGGGAGACGGGCTTAACAATCGACCGGATGCGCGAGCTTGAGGCGGTCGGCCGCCGCTTTGGCGCCACCGCCGGCGAAATGCGGCAAAGCTGGCGCGACTTTGCCGCGGAAATGCACAAGATACGCGCGCATACGCAAAGCGAAACCTTGACCGGCTTGCGCGGCATCGGGCTTAACGAATACGCCAACCGACTCCAGGCCGCCAAGACGACGGGCGACGCCCTTGAGATCATGTTTGCGGAGCTCGACAAAATCCGCGATCCCGACGAGCGCCGGCGTTTTCTGCAATTGCATTTTTTCCCGCCCGAATTTGCCGACGCCTCGCGCGCGCAACGCGAGGCGCTCGTCGCCGAATATCGCAAAGAGGTTGGCGCTACCAAAAAGGACACGATCGCGGCGTCGAAACGCTTTGAAGATTCAATGCAAAATCTCGGCAATCGTTGGGAAGCAATCACAAAAGAAATGGCGCGCGACGGCACGCTCGACGGCGTCGTTAAGTCGCTCGAGTCGGCCGTCGGCGCGCTCGACAAGATCAATGAGACGCTCGCCGACAAGCCGTTTATCACGGTTCGGCCGGGCTCGATCGCGGACAAGATTATCGGACAACCGCGCCAGGCGCCGAAATCGCCGGGCCGGCCGCTCACGATTTGGGAGCAATTGCATGGCTTGGGGTTTCGTGCCGGCGAGCCCGAGCATCCGGCGGCAACGCCGCAAAGCGACGACAAAACCAAAGAGATTATTAAGCAAGGCACGAGCGCCGGCGTGGTCGAGGGCCTTAAAAAAATGGCGCTCGATACCGGCGGCGGCGATGGTTCGTTCGGCGGCGCGTCGCTTATTCGCGCCTCGCTCGGCGGCGGTAGCGGTCGCAACCGCGGCGGTCCCGGCGGCGGCGACAACGAAAGCGAGCCGGCGCCAGGCGGGCGCGCCAACATTCCGAAAAACCGGCGCGGCGTCGCCGCCGTCGTCGTCGACGAGCTCCGCAAGAGCGGCCTATCCGACGAGGCGATCGCCGGCATCCTGGCAAATATCGGCTCGGAAAGTAATTTCGACCCGACCTTGCGGCATCCCGACCAACCGGGATTCACCGGCGAGCCGCATTTCGCGCACGGCCTCTATCAAGAGGGCGGCACCGAGTGGAATAATTACGCGCGCTGGCTCCGCGAAAATCATCCCGGCGAGTCCTGGCAAGACCCGCGCTTGCAAACGCAATTTTTGATTCACCGGCTCAAAACCGGCTATCCGAAACTATGGGAAAAGCTCAAGCACTCGGGCCGTACCGGCGCCGCGGTTGCGTTCTTGCGCGAGTATCTTAAACCCGCGCAACGGCACCAAAACGAGCGCGCGCGCCAGTATCAAAAGGGCTTGCCTGGCGTCGAGGATTATACCGGGACGCCGCCGACGGCGGGCGCCACGCCGCAAAGCGAGCCGGCGCCAACGCCGCCGCCGGCGCCGGTGCCACGCGAGCGGTTGCGCGAAGCGGCGGCGACCGGAGACGGCGCGCCGCGCACCGAGGGCGCGGCCTCGCTTCGCGTCACGCTCAACGGTTTCCCGCGCGGCACGCGCACGAGCACCGAGGCGAGCGGCGTATTCGGCGACGTCGAAACGCACCGCGGCAACATGCTCGCGACCGAGAGGGTTTAGATGGCCGAGCAAGACGAGGCAATCAAGGTCGTTGTCGAGGTCGTCGACAAGTTTTCTAAACCGCTCAACGACCTCAAGAAAGAGCTCGACCGTATCAGCGACCGCGGCGGCGACGGCGCCACCAAAGTTAAAAAGAATTTTGACGGCTTGCGCGACGCGGCGACGCAAGTCGGCAACGCGCTCAACGTGACATTGGTGCCGGCGTTGCGCGCGCTCGGTATTAGTTTTGTCGGCGTCGGCGCCACCATTGCGACGGCGGTTACGGCGCTCAAGGGTTTTGCCGGCACGACCGAGGTGCTATCGCGCCTAAGCCGCGAAACCGGCGTCTCGATCGACAAAATGCGCGAAATGGAGGCGGTCGGCCGGCGCCTCGGAATCTCGGCCGGCGAAATGCGCCAGGGTTGGCGCGACTTTGCCGCCGAGATGCACAAGACGCGGCTCGCCATCGGCGAAAGCGCGAAAGACTTGCGGCTGCGCGGGCAAGGCGAGTTTGGCGAGCAATTGCGCCGCACCAAAACAAACGCCGAGGCGCTCGACCTTATTCTTAAAAAGCTCGATACGTTGCACGATCCGCAACATCGGCGCGATTTCCTCAAGGCGCGCGGGTTACCGCCGGGCCTGGCCGACGCCAACCGCAAGGAACGCGAGCGGCTTATCAAGGAATGGCGCGATAGCGTCGGCGCCACAAGCAAAGAGGACGAGGCGGCGGCGGAACGCTTTGAGCATTCGCTTTGGCGAATGGGTAATTCCTTTGAAAAGCTCACCGAAAAAATGGCCGAGCAAGGCACCTTCGACAAGCTGGCGGCCTCGCTCAATACCATCGCCGACCTTATCCCAAGGCTTATCAAGGCGGTCGATACGTTCCAAGGATACTACGGCACACTCAAAAATTTACTGACGCCGCCGCAATTGCCGGGCGGCTCCTGGGAGGAGTGGTGGCAATCGTTTAAGCAACGCATGGGCGCCGGCGGCGGCAATGCGCCGGCAACGCCGCCGGCAACCGCGCCGGCGAGCCCGCAAAAAATGTCCTACGGCGCCGGCACGTTCGGCGGCGCGCAAGTAATTCGCGCCTCGCTTGTCGGCGGCGGCGACGAGGAAAAAACCAAAGAGACGATCGCCGAGGGCGTGGTCGAGGGCCTCAAAAAATGGGCGCTCGACCAGGGCGCCGAGGGACCGGGCGCGCATGGCGGCGTCGGCGGCGACGGAGCGGGCGGCGGTGCGCCGGTGATCCGCGCCTCGCTCGGCGGCAACGGTGGCGATGGCGGCTCGAGCGGCGGACGACGGCGAACGGCCTCGCGCGGCGACGGCTCGACCGGCGGCGATGGTGGCGATGGCGGTGAGGTGGACTAACC